TGATAATAGGTTTAATAACTACTGGGTCATATGGAAGTGGCTGGACATATTGAACGATGATCGTGACGCAATATTCCACAAAGATGAAGTTATAACAACAGCCACATCAATTTTCAAGCAATACCAAGGTGCTGCTACAATGTACGCACTGGATGAGTATAATAAAGAAATTGCGAAGTTCGATTATTTTGGTGTTGTACCAGTGAGTGTAGGTAATATTGACTACAATTACCGAACAACAGAAGAAATTGAAACAACCTTCGAGTTCTCTTTTTCTAAGCTCACCCCAACTTTGTTGTAAGAATTACCGGAACTGTAACCGGAGATAGATAAATATTTTCAGAAGGCAACAATTATGGCAAGAACAATACAATCCCCCGGAGTCGAGATTAAAGAAGTAGATCTTTCTTTACGTCCACAATTACCTGTTGGAACCACAGTATTTATACCTGGTTTCGCTAATCAAGGACCAACTGATGAGTTACTCACAGTGAGTAGCTTGAGTGAATTTGAGCAGATCTATGGATTACCCAGTAACGCCGCCGAAAGGTACATGTACCATACGGTAAAAGCTGTGTTTCAAAGCCCAGCGAACATACTAGTATCTAGGCTACCATATGGTACCGGGGCTGGAGCCACAGTTGCTGACAAATACAGTGTACAAGTCTTCCCGGTAATACCACGACCAATTTTGGTTGATGGAGCTAACAGTGAAACTAATAGTATCGAGAAAGACACACGATTGGTCGCTTGGTACCCAACAGACTTACGGGTTGTTGATGAGGGAGGAGATTATGCCCTTGCAACATCTGCAACTGCATCCAACGCACAAAACACAATACAACTAAGCACTACAGAAACTGGTGCATTTGGAAATGAGTTTTCTGTAAAAATTAACGTTAATGTAGGTAGTGATAGCCAAGAATTTGATGATCAAACCGGAATTTTTACGGTTAATTTTGCAGCCGAACGCGTTGATGGCGCACAAATCGCTAATCAATTGGCGTTATTTAGCCAATTAGACGCTACAGGTGGTGAAGTTACAGTACCAGCAACTGCTGCTAGTGAAGAGATACAATTTACATTGGTAAATGACATGTCATCGGAACTCGTTACTGTTACAGCACAAGAAGCTGGCTTGTTAGGTGTAGCAATACTCTTACAAGGTGATGGTACAGCCACAATCGCTGAAATTGGACAAAGTGTCGGTGTTAATGTGACCGGTGGAGGAGCTGCACAGATACCTAATGCCAATTGGTCGTTTGAACTTACTGGTGGTACTGATGAAATTGTAGCATCTGATGCAGTATCACAATCAACAGGCGAAAATGAGCGATATGCACAGTTCAGTGGAGGTATAGACGCTGGTTTGAGCACAAAAGTTGTACCATACGGTGAATGGATATTCAGCGAAACATCACCTGGAGATGAATATAGTGTAACAACACTTAAAGATGCTGTTGATAGTGTACTTGCTGCACATACAACATTGAGTGGATATTCACAAAACGATTTGTTTTGGAAGGAAGAAAACCCCGGAGACCCAGGCAGTATCCCGGCTCTTAAGGGTTACGAAATACCAGAAGTTGCCAACGTGGTATCATCTGCGGTTAATTCGCTAGGTTGGGATCTTGCTTCTAGTGAGAGATACTACCTCGGAGAACCTAGCAACATTGAGCTGGACAATGACACCTTCCAAAAGGTGATCAAAGGTCAAGTGAAGTTGAAAGAAACCGGAGCTGGTAAGTATGAAAACCAAAAATTTAACGAATTCAACGACCTGTTAACCAAAGGTGGTGCCGGGATGATGATCGTCAATGACAAAAAGTTTGTTGTTAACGAAAAATTCGAAGGGTATTACATCGGTGTATCTGACAACACGAATCTGAACCCAGCTAGTGATTTTGATAGTGTTGGAAAGCTTAAATCATTGAGCAAACGTCTCGGTGGTACAATGGGCGGATATGTTAACGTACCGGATGAAAATGATGGTACAAAAAGCCGTTTGACATTCTCTTTGAGTGCTGGATCAGCATTTGATCAATATGGTAACAAGATGCAAATTGGTCTTGATGGTAGCATGAGTGAGACACTTGAGAATTTGAGTGAGTTTGACCTAAACACAGATGAATTTTCTGATGTTCTTACAGTTGCTGTATTCAAAGTACGACAATCAACACTTGAGCCAGACGCAACTAAGCTAGACTTTCTTGTTGCTGATAGTGTTATTGGTAGTAGTAACTATTTCCGGGAAAAATTCTTATCAACAGGTGGTACAGCTGTATCATACTTCATTGAGAGTGAAGCAGAGAACAGCAACAACTTGTATCTCAAGATGAATGAAGGTATATCTAAATCAGCCGGTAATTGGCTTGATGAATCTGGTTACCCAACACGTAAAGTACGTGTTTTAACAGCAAAAGATGTACGTTATTATGATGAGATTATAGAAGATGGTGACACACCTGTATTCGCTAAGGAAGTAACAGATTTCAAAGTCGAGCAAGGTTTCATGAACGGTCAGGAACTCAAAGAAGATCGTTTATATATTAAATCCTGGCAAGAACTACAACGCAAAGGTGATGCGCAAATAAAACACGGTAACAATGTGTATCCACACGGTGTTTATCGTAAGCAAATGGCTGAAGCTCGTGAAACTGGTAATATACCTGCTAAATTGGATCGTATATTCGAATTAGCTGACAATTTCGATCTTTTCCCAATTGATATCACAGTTGAAGGTGGGTTAGGAACAATATATGTCGGTACAGATGGTGGAATGATCGAGCACTTTGATGATGAAGAGCATTTCCCAATCGGTGACCATGTTGTAAGCAGCACCGGACTTAGTGGTAATGGTTTATATCAAACTAAAGTTATTGACAATCGTAGTGAAATTCGATACCTGACAAATTATGACACAATTTTTGATACGTTCAAAAGTTTCAGTCAATTTGCACGTAAAGACAACATCTTCATTGCTGACCCGTTACGTTACATTTTCGTACAAGGTAGAAACAGCAAAACATTAACAAGTAAACAACGTGAGGCAGGAGTTAACTTTTCACAACACATCTATTGGCCGTTACGCCACATGATGACCGGTGGTACTAAAAACAGTAGTTACTGTACAACATACGCGAACTGGGGCTTTACAAACGATAAAGCGTTAAATCGTGGAGTTTGGGTACCAATGAGTGGATTTGCTGCTGCAGCGATGGGTAATACAGATAGTAATTTCTATCCATGGATTGCTCCAGCTGGTTTCACAAGAGGCTTGTTGAGTGGTCTACAAGACTTAGCATTTTATCCAAAACAAAAAGAACGTGATCAATTATACAAAATTGGTTTGAATCCGATAGCAAACTTCCCGAATGAAGGATTTGCGATCTTTGGTCAGAAGACCATGCAAGCCAAACCTAGTGCGTTTGATAGAATTAATGTACGCCGTTTGTTCTTATACTTACAAAAAGCAGTTATGAACACTGTGAAATACTTCGTATTCGAACCAAACACATTGTTCACAAGAACACAAGTATTAAACGTTTTGAGACCCATATTCGAAGAGGTGAAAAATACCCAAGGAATGTACGACTACTTACTCGTATGTGACGACCGGAACAACTCACCTGATGTTATTGACCGTAACGAACTTGTAGTTGATATCTATATCAAACCTACTCGTGCTGCAGAATTCATCTTGGTGAACTTCTACGCAACTAGAACCGGGCAAGACTTCAGCGAATTGGTATCCTAACAATAAGTAATTAAAAGGAGAAAAAATTTATGCCAGACGTAAGACAAACAATATCAGACTTCTACAGAGTCGCACAAGAAAGGGATTTCAGCCGTGATTTCCAGTTCAGAGTACTAAACGTTCAGAGCGCTGACGGATCCTTCGCAATAACCGAAGATGATCTAGTGTACGCTAAAGGAGGAAGTATACCTGGCAGGACAATCAATGTGTCAGAAATACCATACATGGGTCTTAACTTTAGAGTACCGGGTGGTGCAACCTATACAGGTGAGTATACCTTGAGTTTCTATAGTGATCGTGTTGATAGTTTAAGAACATTACTATTAAACTGGACACGTGATACATTTGACGATGCGACAAGTACAGGTAACTATTTCATTGCTAAAGAAACATCTATTGTGGATTTAGTACAACTAGATACGCAGTTGAATCGTGTCAGCCAATTCACATTGGTTGGTGCTTTTCCAACGAGTGTAGGGGATGTATCATATGATCCTTCCGGTACAGGTGCTCCAGTTGAATTTGAAGTATCACTAGGTTACCAATACGTTCGAAGCGAGAAGTATCAAACACTCTAAGAGACGCTAAGAATTTCACATATGTGAACAAAGAAGCCGTACTGTAGTGCGGCTTTTTTTGTGTTGATATAAATAATAATACAGATGTTAGACGATATACGTAGAGTCGGTGAAAAAATCGATGGATTGTTAGGGACGGATATTTTCCCGTTTAATTATCCGTTTAGCCATACTGAAAACTTTTTACAACATATGGGTAAGTGGGAATTCGCTATACCTAACCGGTTTTTATGGCTTGTTAATATTGAAGCATCTGTTGGTTCTTCGGGAACAAAATTTATCCAATCTCACCCAATCCCCCGGTACATAAACACATATAACCTACAACAATACGAGAATGGTGACACAGGTCAGCATTCTGGAGGTACAGATCTACCGGCATCATATTCACCTGGTTGGGATATAGATCAGTCAAAGCGTGAAATAACACAGGAGACATACATGAGAACTGGTGGGCAAGGTTGATATTAACATCTCATGTTGGGTTGGCAGCTAGACCACCAACTGATGACAGGAACATAAAAGCAAACATAAGTATTGTGCAATTAGCCAAGACATATCAATACACACCGTTAGTTGAACGTAAAGTGTGGAGATTTTATAATTGTGTACCGACAAGTATAGATAGTAAAGAGTTGACATATCAAGATGGTAATAATTTTGATATTTTTACAACGCAATGGCATTACACACATTATACGATTGAGAGCTTACCTAACCAGGATATGGGTGAGTACATGAATAAAGAAGGATTTAAACGTTATGTCTCTGATATGGCCACCAAATTGCTCAAAAAGAGTAAGGCTTTCCGGAAGATGCAAAATGCCGTTGCTAGAGTTGAAAAATTTGTAGATAAAGCTAATGTAATTAAGAAGAAAGTGAACAAGGTCTTAGGGTTTCTTGGCAAAAGTCCAACAGCACCGGGTTCTTCTGGGTCGTTCCCTATTAACTCGGCTGATGGTAGTATAAGAGGCCGAACATCTACAGGATCGTTCCGTTCTGACTAAAGCAGATGATACAAAAGTTTACATTTAAGACATATATACCAACACAGAGTAGATATATACGACTCAGACCGATACCAGGTGATGTTTATTTTAGTATTGGTAAATATATACAGAATAATGACGATCAGAGTGTTATAAATACGTTTAGACAGGTTTTTGATACATATTGTGAGGATGATATCCAAATAGAAAAAACCTCAGTAGTTGACTTGTTCTGCATGTTGTTAAACATGAGAATAATGAGTGTATCACAAACGTTTGATTTTGAAGGAACAACACATAACGGAAATGAGAAGGTAAAGCAGACGCAAAAGCTTGATTTGTATGATATTTTAGACAAGGTAACGAATCACCCAACAAACACCCTGAAAACGATCGATGTAAATGAGAATTGTACAATAAAGATGTGCATGCCAAAAGGCTTGATTAATAATGATATAGAAACATTAATTGTTGATGTTATTGACAGTGTGAAAATATTAGGCAAAGAGTATGACATGACAGATCTGCCTGTTGAGGATAAAATGAGCGTCTTAGACGCAATGCCCGGGGATGTATTGAGTTTGATCTCTAGACACGTACAACAGGTTGACCACGAATATAGAATAAAGGTATTCGATAGGTATGACGTTGGGGATCTAGCGAAAATAGAGTTAAAGTTGTTTGATAATAGCTTGTTTGAATTCATCAAAGCTATGTATAACTGTAACTTACAAGAGCAATATTACATTAGATATATAATGGTGAAGAGACTGGGTTTCACGTTAAAGGACGTTGAGGAGATCACACCTATCGACACAACGAACTATATTAATTTGTATAGGGAAGAATTGGAAGAAGAACGTAAAGCAAATGAAAAGCAATCCGGTAAGTCGGAATCTGGTATGACCTTACCTTCCCCTGGGCTTCAACAGTAGTTGAATTAATAAAGCCTAAAAATAAATAACGTATATGAGTGAAGATGTTGATGTGACTCCCAAAAAAGCCAGTGTACAGGATATATTGACAAGTGTTAATGAGCTGAATAAGCAGCAAATACAATCAATATATATACCTAGTATTAAAGATAACGTAAACTTTAAGCCATTGACCGTGAAACAACAAAAACTTTTACTAACGAGTGGTGTTGATCTAGAAATTGAAAATTTAACGTTTTCCAATACTATAAACGAGATTATAATGGAAAATTGTCTATCTGGTAAGAATGAGATAAAGCTAACAGACAGGAGTATCATCGTGTATCAGATGAGAGAAAAGGCAGTAGGTGAACTATTGAAATTTACTGATGATGAGACAGAATATGAGGTAAATTTGAGAGAACATATCGATAGTATTAAGATCTCTAGTAAAAATCCACCAACAACATTTACTATTGATTATGAGGGCATTACAATAAGAGGTAACGTACCAGATCTCATGAAAGATAGCCTGTACAACAAACAGTTTACGAGAACAATTAAGAATACAAAGAGAAAGACTGTTGATGGTGTGAAGTTAACTGATATTGTCGGTGATATATACATCCACGAAATGGTCAAATATGTCGACTCTATATCTATAAACAATCAAACACTAACGTTAGATACATCACTACCAGTGGACCAGGCAATCTCAATATTTGAGAGTTTACCTATGGCGGTGAGCAAACTAGTTGCTGACAAAATAAAAGATTGTAGAGAAATCGAATTAGACACCATGTCGACAACGTCTTTACCGGAAGACGTACAATTACCGTTTGACGCTAGTCTATTTACAAGTGAATAGATCACCCGAGTCATAAATAATTATGACTCATGGAGGAAAGATTAACAGAATTAATAGGATCCTTAACGTCCTTAACAAAAAGGCTTGAACAAGTATCAACTGCTCAAGCGATATCTACTGACAGACGTCTAAATCCAGAGGATTCTTTTTACGATCCTGTAAAAGAGGAGAAAAAGACTCAAAAACAACAAGCTAAGCTCAACGCTGAAGAATCAGCAAAACTAGAAAAGAAAAGAAAAGAGCCTAGAAAAATATTACAAACTGTAATGCCCGTACAAATCATGAGTTTTGATAAAAAGGCGATGAATCAGTTAAGGTCAATAATGGTACCACCTGTACAGAAAATCGAAGAAGAAAAACCGAAGAAATCCGGTTTCAAATTCCTTCCATTCGTTCTGGCGTCATTAGGATTCGCGTGGGAGAAAATACAAACTGCTTGGAGAGCTATCAGTACGACCATCGCCGGATGGGGAGAGACTATGGGAAAGTGGTGGACAAAATTTAAAAAGAGAATGTCTATTAGGTGGCTAAAACTACGCAAATGGTTCCGAAACTTTAAGGTGAGTAGCTTGGTACCACAATTTATACGCAAATGGTGGAAAGGTTTTACCAAAGGAGTTACAAAACGGTGGATGGGTGTTAAAAATTGGTTTAAAAATTTTAAAGTGAGTAATTTGGTACCTGATAGTATAAAAAAGTGGTGGCGTAATACTAATAAATCCATGGTTAAGAGGTGGACTGGGATCAAAACATGGTTCAAAAACTTTAGTCCGAGTAAGCTGATACCACAATCGATACGAACCTGGTGGAGCAAGCTTAACTTCACTAAAAGGTGGGGCAGTATTAAGACCTGGTTCAAAAACTTTAGTCCTAGTAAGCTGATACCACAATCGATACGGACCTGGTGGAGTAAACTGGACATCACTAAAAGATGGAACGGCATCAAAACATGGTTCAAGAATTTTAGTCCGAGTAAGCTGATACCTCAATCGATACGAACTTGGTGGAGCAAGTTAGATTTAAGCAAG